GCAGGAAATTTTGATGTAATACATCCCGGATATATCTATATGTTCACAGAAATGAAAAAAAATTGTGATCGCGTATTGGTATTATTGCATACCGATCCAACCATAGAAAGACCAGAAAAGTGTAAACCTATATTATCTGTAGATGATAGACTCACGATGCTACACTCATTACGTCAGGTAGATGAAGTTCACACATACACAACAGAAGCTGAATTATATGATTATCTTAAATCGTTATCATCTAGAAACCCGACACTTACACGATTCTTAGGCGATGACTATATTGGAAAATCATTTACTGGCGATGATTTAAATATACCAATACATTATATTAATCGAGATCATGGCTGGTCTACAACTAAATTTAAAAAACAAATAGCAAATGAAGTATTCAATAGTAGTAACGTTTAGTATAGAAGGATTTCATTGTTGGCCCGAAGCCAAAGATGTATTCCCAGAAGTATCATTTTTATCTGATAGACACCGTCATATGTTTGGCTTTCGTTGTTATGCAAATGTAACGCATACAGATAGAGATGAAGAATTCATTTTGTTGAATCGCAAAATACAAAGAGGACTACGCGTAGGTTTTACTGGATCTGAATCAAATGTATTAGAGTTTGGTAGAATGAGTTGTGAAGATATTGGTGAGTGGTTATTGGAATCATTTCCTAGTTTGTATAAAGTCGAAGTTTGGGAAGATTGGGAAAATGGTTGTGTTGTAGAACGAGATACACAGATTAAATAAATAATATGACAGATAAAAACATAAGAACAGTTTGGTATTTTGGGTTAGAGCCACTTAAAGCTCGATACACATACCAATTATCAAAAGAATGGATGCCCGCAACATTTGCTCCATATGAAAAAGCCGGAAAACTTAAGTTTATAGAAGTACCAGGAGAATTCGATCCGGATCAGCAAATTAAAGTTGGAGCTGTGTTAGATGCAGTCGGCCGCGGTAAATTTGCAATGAGTCAATGTAGCAACTTTTTAGATATGCTTAATATTGATCAAGTAAAAGACGGCGATGTCTTGTTTTTACAAGATTATTGGCATCCGGGTATTGAATCAATATTATATGCATTGGATCTATATGGTATCAATGTAAAAATATATGCAATGCTACATGCACAGTCAGTAGATGAATATGATTTTACTTGGCCTATGCGATCATGGATGCGTGGATTTGAGTTGGGACTTGATAATCGAATGGCCGGCATATTTGTTGGGTCATCAATCCATAAAGAACAATTGAGGGCAGCTGGATTCAAAGCTCCAATACATGTAGTATCATTGCCAATACATAAAGAAGCAACATTGAATAAATTGCCAAATTATTCAGATGCATCGGCGCATGGAATAGTTAAAAAGAAAGATACTATCGTGTATTCATCTCGGTTAGATAAAGAAAAGAACCCATTCTTCATGTTAAAAGTAGCAGAAGAATTCTTAAGTCAAAAACCAGATTTTGAATGGCACGTGACAACATCTGGAAAAGAATTTAGATCAATGTTACCTGGAGTAATTGATGCTATGTATGAATTAGCAAAAAACCAACCTAGGTTCAAACTATTAAACGGACTTACGAAAGAAGAATATTATTTAGAATTAGCAACTTGTCGTATACAATTTAATACATCATTACAAGACTATGTATCGTGGACCGTTATCGAAGCAACAGCATTCGGCGCCGATATTGTGTATCCAAATTTTAGATCCTTTCCAGAATTTATAGATGCTAACAGAATGTATAAACCATTTGATGTTCAATCAGCAATTGATACAATTCATGATGTATTAGATTCACCCAAAACACATTATGATATAGTTGATACATCAGATTTAGGTCGTAGAATGGAAGGATACATTATTGCCAATGACTATGATAAAGAATTATGCGTGTGGCATGAAAAAGAATATTGTACCCAATTATTAAACGAACAAGGAATACATGAGTAATAAGAAAGAGTTTTTATATATACCGTCTCTATCAGCAGGATCGATGGTTTCTGCATTTAAGAAAGATACAAAATTTTCTGATGGCACTACAATGCGGTTCTTCTCAAAAGAATATCCAGAAAAATGGCGACACCCATATTTCTTAGTAACTGCAGGGCATCATTACAAAAAAATGGATTTTAGAGATCAATTAGGATTAGATGATGGGACATTTGTATTCGGAGATTCGGGTGGATTCCAGATTGCAACGGGGGCATTGAAATGGGACGGCACAATCCGCGAAAAAATATTTCATTGGTTAGAGGCGAATAGTGATGTTGCAGCAAATTTAGATATACCGCCCCGAGTAACATTTGAGAATCGTTTCCAAGACGCAATGGATATATCATTTGATAATTTTAAGTGGTTCGAAAAGAATCAAAGTGGTAAGACTAAATTTTTAAATGTAATACAAGGTACATTTACTGACGAATACTCTATTTGGTATCATAAATTTAAAGACTTTGACTTTAATGGATGGTGCATTGGCGGTCCTAAAAAATTAGTAGACTTCATGTATGTTATTGCATTGATGTTAAAAGAACGAGAGTTCGAAAAGAAACATGTGCAGTATATACATTTACTAGGAATCAGTAAAATATCAGATTTCTTTATATTAGGAGTATTACAAAAATTATTAAATACACTGACAGACAATCGAATTCAATTAATGTCAGATTCATCTTCCCCAGGGCAATATCCGGTATATGGAACATATTTACATTCGAGCAACTATAAGACACAGACATTTACTGAATTATATTTTCCAAAAAATGCTGAATACCGTCGTAAAACTCACGCTAAACAAGGTAAATCTGGATTTGTCGAAATTGATAAGACAAAACATGTTGTTTGTCAATTAGGCTGTCCGGCCTGTAATGATTTTACGTATGAATATTTAGGCGGAGAAACTACATCTGGTTTAGATCGGTATTCACAGGAAGGTATGCCACGAATGGTAGTGCATAATACACACGTATACTGCGAAATGGTAAAAGATATTAATCGGTTAACAGATAGCCATATAGAATTATTAGAAACCGCAATACCGAATGATTTGTATACAGTCGTATTATCATTGTATGAAATGTTTGCAGATCCATCCAATGCAATGAATGTGTATGCATCATATAAAAAGACATATAAAAAGTTTGGCGGCGATAGTATATCTACTACTGACGCCAACCAATTCAATAAATTCTTTAAATTTTAAAATAAAATAAAAATGGAAAAATCAAAGTTACAATCATTTATTAATCGTTATTACCTAGGAGGTAATTGCGAAGCAGTTAAATTAGTTTCGTCGGATAATAATATTACTTGCGAGTTAATTGACAATGACCAAACAGTTGTTGGAAATATAGTATGGAACACCGTCCCCTTTGCAACCGGCGATCTCGGCATTAATCATACCGGCGGACTAATAAAAATGTTATCAGCTGTTGGTGAAAATATTGACATTGACGTAAAAGATAATAATGGTAAAAATTATGCAATGGTAATTAAAGAAGGAAAAACTAAAATGACCTTTATGTTAGCAGATACAACCGTTATTCCGTCAGTACCAGCAATTAACTCGGAACCTGATTACAATGTTACAATTAATATTGATGACGAATTTATCAATAAATTTATTAAAGCAAAAAATGCACTGCCTGATGCAAAAAACTTTGCGGTTCAAATTAAAAATGGAAATATTGTTTTTATTATTAATTACACGACAATCAACGCAGATAATATTTCATTTGAGGTAGGAACGACATCAGCTGGTGATATGCAACCAATATGCTTCTCGGCTGATAAATTAAAAGAAATTTTAACATCAAATAAAGGGGATTCTGGTAAAATACATGTATCGCCAGACGGGCTATCTCGGGTAGAATTTAACGGACCAGATTTTGAATCAAAATATTGGTTAGTGCAATTACAGAACTAACTAACTTAGATATATGCAAGTAAAAATAAAAAAATTACATACAGACGCAGTTATCCCTAGTTATACCCAACCTGGGGATGCTGGTATGGATTTAATTGCAATTTCACGAACCGAAGACCAATATAAAAACATTGTATATGGTACTGGTTTGGCAATTGAAATTCCAGATGGACATGTTGGATTAATATTTCCTAGGTCGTCAAATAGCAAGCATGATGTGTATTTAACTAATCATGTAGGTGTAATTGATTCGGGGTATCGAGGCGAAATTATGTTTAAGTTTCGTTTAATAAAAGATTGGAATCCCGGATGCACATACAACGTAGGCGATCGAGTCGGCCAACTAATAATTTTACCATATCCATTAATTAAGTTCATCGAAACCACCGAATTATCTAATAGTGAGCGCGGGACTGGTGGATTTGGGTCAACAGGAAACTAAGAAAAAATATGTTTAAAAATATAGATAACATCGAAAACACTTTGTGGACAGAAGCATTTCGTCCGGCAACCATTAATGGGTACATTGGTAATGAGCACATTATTGATAAAGTAAAAATTTTTATTGAAAACGGAGATGTTCCGCATTTACTATTCTTTGGGTCAGCTGGTACCGGTAAAACTACCTTAGCAAAAATTATTGCTAATAGTGTCGACGCGGATATAATGTATATAAACGCATCAGACGAAAACTCAGTAGACGCCGTACGAGATAAGATTAAACGATATGCTTCTACGGTAGGATTTAAAAAATGGAAAATTATTATACTAGATGAATCGGATTATCTTACGCCCAATGCCCAAGCAGCGTTACGTAATTTAATGGAAACATATAGCAAAACAACTAGGTTTATTTTAACTTGTAATTATATTGAAAAGATTATCGATCCAATTCAAAGTAGATGTCAAACATTTGCAATTACACCACCGAATAAAACTGATGTAGCAAAACGATTAGTTACAGTATTAGATGAAAAGGGCGTTGAATATGACATTAACGATATTGTAGCAATTATAAATTCTTCATATCCTGATATTCGTCGCGCGATTAATACAGCACAAGCTTCGGTAGTAAATAATAAATTACAATTAGACAAAGCTAGTTCTCTTCAAGCAAACTATATGTCAGAAGTTTTAGAATTGTTGAAAAATTCTAAAGATAAAAAAGCAGCATTTAATAAAATTCGCCAAGTAATTGCAGATAGCAAAGTTAGAGACTTTACTCCAATGTACACATTTTTGTATGACAGTTTAGATGAATTTGCCACAGGTCATATTGGTGGATCTATCTTAATCATAGCAGAAGCCCAATTTAAAGATGCATCGGTGGTTGACAAAGAAATCAACATCATGGCAATGTTTGTAAACTTATTAAACGAAATTTAACATGAACACCCCAAATATAAAGCCAACAGATATGCAACCTATCCAATGCACAGAATGCAATGGGTTGTATTTTCGTCAAGTAGTAGCAATTAATAAGGTTAGTCGATTATTAACCGGCGCTAATAAAGATACAATGGTGCCAATTCCAGTATTCCGATGCGATGATTGCGGCGCAATACCAGAAGAGTTTCAGCCAATTAAACTGAAAAAATAATGTCAGCAGCATATCATAAAGATAACATAACAATTGTTTTTAAAACATCAAATCGTAGCAATGCTCGTACTAAAATGAAAACGTTTCGAAACAAATGTATCGATGATATTCTAGGTATGAAACTCCCAGGAATTCCAGATACCGCAGTTATTGTGGAAATTGGATTAGGACGGTTGTTTGAAGCAAAATGGAAAATTAAATATAAACTATAATATGGCAGTAAAAAAAGGGGCAACCCAAGGTGCAACAATTTTCGATTTTATCGACGGAGTAACATACAAAAAGAAACAATGGTCAAGCTATTCAGAAACTGATCAGAAAAGATTCGCACCATTTATTGTGAATCGATGGCTGAGTATGCGTCAGGAGTTCACTGAACTAGTTAATGTGTTACAAACATACACAATTGGGTTGTTACGACCATCAGAAACATATCGTTTGTATCATGATTTTCTTCCGGCATCTAAAGGCTTTGCTAAATACATAAAAGGCAAAAAAGAAGATACCTATACCAAGGAACTGGTAGCACAAGTAGCTGAGCATTATCAAGTATCCAAACATGAAGCTGTTGAGTATATAGATTTAATGGATCTACATAGTTGCGATGCATTGATATCAAAATACGGATATACCGACAAAGAAAAACAAACTATATTAAAAGGTAAATAATGAATATAAACACACAAACACACTATCGGGGCAAAAATAGTCTATATAAATTTGCAGAAGAGTGGCAGCTTAATAGCTATGAATTTGATATTATAAAACGAATAGTTAGATGCCGTCACAAAGGCAACTTTGCAGAAGATTTAAAAAAGACAAACGATTTAATCAATATATATCTAGCAGAACAACAAGCTGCGTATGATCAGGTAAATATTTCAAATAATTTGTTGGAATTGCGAAAATAATTTCTTATAATATAAAAAAAGAGTATGACAAATCATGTATTTACATTTATAACGGCTACTGCTACGAATGGCACAATACAACTTGATTTAGATAATTATAAAGATATTAACTAATAACATATCAGTAATATGAAGTCAGGATACATTAGTCCAATATATAAATTATCATTAACTGATCCTAGCACAGTCCCCGCTAAGATATCGTACTCACAATTCGCAATGCATGAAAAATGTCCGAAACAGTGGGAACTGTCATACATAAAGAAGTTAGCGCCATTTACTCATAGTATTAATACAATATTTGGAACTGCGTTTCATGAAACCCTGCAAGAGTATCTTACAACAATGTACACTAAATCAGTCAATGAAGCCAATGATTTAGATCTGCCAAAAATGCTCACTGAAAATATGAAAACTGAGTATTTTAAGGGTGTTACTGAAAATAACGGCGTGCATTTTTCAACGCCGGCTGAATTAGAAGAATTTTTATCTGATGGTATTTCAATTTTAAATTGGTTCATAAAAAGAAGATCACAGTATTTTTCTACTAAACAGCATGAACTAATAGGCATCGAAGTTCAATTATGTATACCAGCATCGGATATTAATCCTTCAGTATATTGG